TCCAAATTGGGATGGCTAATTCAGTTGACATTCCCCTCAATGAAGTATAAATATCATCTAATCTATCTCTTTTTTCTTTTCCATTTTTGGTATATAAAAGATCTGCGTAATCTAACACGATAAGATCAGGTTCAATACCTTGCCCGCGGCATTTATCTATATGTGCTAATATTGTATTTACATTAGCTTTACCTGCGGGGTATTGCTTAATATATAATTTACCTCTTAAACTTTCAAGTTCTTTTTTAACTGTGTGTTTATGGATTTTTATTTCATTTACTGGTATTTCGGTAAAAAATGCATCATATCTTTGACCAACATAAAAATCAGATAATTCAAGGGTATAATGTAGTACTGTGTATCCTAATTTAACGGCATGTCCCCCTAAAGCAACAAGTGCCCATGACTTACCACCTCCTGGGTTACCTACTAATAGTCCTAAATCTCCTGTGCCTAAGCCCCCTCCTAAAATACTATTAATTTCATTCCATGGTGTTTCTATAGTAATTCTTGCTTCTTCTTTATATCTTTCCTCAAGTTCATCCATATAATCATGTCCAATATTTTTTTCTATGCCTGCTTTTAGGGCATTATCAATAAGACGACGAATATCTTCGTAATTCCCAAGTTCAAGTAAGTCTACAGAGGAAAGAAGTGCAGATTTAAGTGTTTGGTTACGACAAAAATCAAGAAAAGTTTGTTTAACATAATCAAGGTCGGGAGAATTAGTAGATTTAAATGTTTCTTTTAATTGCTCCTTTACAGCAACTTGTTGAATTTCATTTCTAATTTTTTCTACTTCAACCTTAAATACCTCCATTGTAGGAGTAGTTCTAAATTCATTAAAATACTCAAGAGTTTTAGATATAATCCATTTATTAGCTTCATTATCAAAAAAGTCAGGTGAAACAATGTCTGCTACTTGTTGTAAAAATTCTTTATCTTTAATAAGAGAAGATAATGTTTTAATCTGGAAATTATGCCCATATTGTTCTAATTTACTCATGTGTTATTTTTGCAAGATTATTTAATTTAAGAAAATTTTCAGTTAACCAAATATCTGGGTTTTGTAAACTATTCCCCATATAATCATTATTATATAACATAATAAAATCATTCCTGTGGAGCAAATTCATTGGGCGAGAAGATAAGTCATTTATTTGCATTTTTATATTACCCGATATTAAAGGGTCCTTAAGGGACATCATCTTTTCATTAGTCTCTAGATTACTTTTATTTTCTACTATACGTTTATGCATTAAAGTATCTTGAGTTGTTGCATAATGTACAAGATAATCTAAATTTAATTCTTTACCTGTAATTTCGGGTATTACCTTAGTCATCTTTTTAGCTCCTAATCCTTTAATCCCTTCAAGATTATCAGATTTATCACCTAATAGACATTTATACATTAAAAAATTATGAGCGGGGATACCATATTCTGTAAATATTTGTTCTTTAGTATAATATTTGCGTTTATTAGGTGACCAAACAACAATTCTATCATTTACAAGTTGTAAAAAATCTTGATCTGCAGACATAATAATAACTTCTTTTTCTAATATATTTTGACTTAAATATGCTATAACATCATCAGCTTCAACATTATCTATACCATAAACATCAACCGGAAGTAATTCTAGATAGCTAAGTAGTCTCCTAAACTGAATTTTCATTGCTTCCTTTTCCTCTTTTAATGAATTAAAAGCATCAAATTTAGTAATACGTTTAGGAGTACGATTAGATTTATAGTTAGGGTTTATTTTTTTTCTCCTTTTACTACCCCCAGCACCATCATAAACTACTATAACTCTAGTAGGAGACATTTCACGAATAGCAAATGCTAAAGATTTCATAAAACCAGTAATACCTCCTACAGGTACTCCTTTTTCGTTTAGAGAGCCATTTACTGCAAATGCTCTTAAAAAAATGTTTAACCCATCAATAAGAAGCACCCTATCATTAGGGTGCTTCTCTTCTAAGGTTATGTCGTTTAAAATATCTTCAAATTTATTCATTCTCTACTATAGTTTCATCAGGATCGCGATCTAGACCTTCTTCTTTTTCATGACGGTATTTCATAATATATTTGTCACAAAGGGATTTATATAATTCTTCCTTAGCTGTTGGGTGGCTTTCTAATAAATCACCAAATTCTTTAGCTAAAAATTGGTGTGTTTCACCATCGGCTGTAGTGTATTTATACCATGCCCCTCCCTGTTTTACAACACTATATTCTTTAAGTAATTTTAAGGTACCATAAACATCATCAATACCCGAATCATAAAATACACTGTATCTAACTTTTCGGTTAGGTGGGCCTAGGCGGTTTTTTACTACTACACATTCTACTTCTTGTCCAACTACCATTTCAACTCCATTAACTTTTTCTTTAATTTTACCTACTCCTTTAAGTCGTAAGCGAACTGAAGCGTGAAATTGTAAAGCTTTACCTCCTGATGTTGTGTATTGATCACCAAACGGCATAGCGTTTAGTTTTTGTCGCAACTGATTTGTGAATACACACAGGATTTTTTGCTTACCTATTAAGTTAGTAATCTTACGCATTGATTTAGACATAATAATGGCTTTTGCAGTTGCATATCCATCTTTATCATAATCGGCTGCAGATTCAATCTTAGTAGTGGCAGCGGCTACACTATCAACAATAATTGTAACTAATTTATCTTTATTTTTTTCGCGAATTTTGACTATAATGTCTTCCATAGCTTCAAATACATCCTCAATTGTATTAAGTGGGATATAAAGCATGTCATCAACATCAACTCCTATAGCGGTTAAAAATTGAGCATCTAAAGATGACTCAGTATCAATATAAATTGCTACACCATTTTGTTTTTGTGTAGAAGCTATAACGTGGGCTGCAAGGAGGGATTTACCACTTTGCTCTAGACCCGTAATCTCAACAATTTTACTAACAGGCAAACCCCCGTTTGGTCTGTTAGAAATCGCTAGATCTAGGGGTGTGCATCCTGTAGATACCCACGACGTAACATCTGTTGGCGATTCTTCTCCCCCATTAAGGAAGTATGCAACCTGGTTGTATTCTTTCTTGAATTTTTTATTTAACGATACCGCTAATTCTTCAGTAAGACTTTCTCCCTTTGGAGCTGCTTTGTTGGATTTTTTAGCCATATTAGTTAAATAAATCGTCTATTTTAGAATCTAAATCAACTTTACCTTTTTCGGGTTCAGAAGCGGCAACCGTTTCTGTTTCTTCTGATGGGGCTAAGTATTTTTGTAAAGATGCTTTCATTTCATCAAATGAGTATCTATTAAATAACTCTACAGCATTTTTCTGGTTTTCAAGATACCCCTCAGCATCTTCACCATTTTTAGAAATTGGTGATTGAACCGGTTTAACACGAACTGTAGTAGTATCGTACATTTTACCTGTTTCTTTAGCAGGAATGACTTCAACTGTGATGTCTCTACCAGCAGCAATGTCTGTAATATCTCCATAATCTTCATCCATCATAACTCCTAGAAGTTCTTGATAGACCATTTTACCAAATTCCCAAAAGCGAATGCCTTTGTCCTCTTCACCACGTACTAATACTGGTGCTAAAATACGCATTTTAGGGAATAATTTTTTAGCAAGAGCAACATTATCTGGATCGTTTGTTTTACGAAGTTTAGAAGCAAACTCTAAAATAGGATCAGACTCATCAAAATTTGAGAGCGCTAACATCCTGGGTTTATCAATACCGAAATAAAAGTATAGCTCCGTAAAAGGAACATCTTTATTATGTTTATATGGTACAATACGTACTATAGATTTTTCACCACTTGGTGGTTTCCAAAAGTTCTTTTTAAAATCACTACCGGATTTTCCATTGGACTTATTTTGTAAGCGGTCCATACGCTTTCTGATTTCATCTAGATTCATGATCTGTTAATTTTGACGAAATATACGAACTTAGGTCAGTAAAACCAAATTTTTCCAGGGGGCTTTTTACAAACAGCTAAAATATCTTTCACCCCTATCACATAGAATTGTTATAGCAGTTTTTTTATTATTATCTCTTAACCACTGAAAAGCAGCCATTACATTAGCACCTGCAGATATTCCAACAAATAGTCCATATCTTAGGGCTAAATGTTTTGCTACCCTTTTTGCGCATTCTGTATGTACTGTTTTTACCCCATTTATCATATTCATATCAACTAAAAATTTACTACCATCTCCTATACCTTGAATACCATGTAACCCAGGTTCACCCCCAGACATAACTGCACTTTCTTCTGGT